GTGAGAGTAACCCTCTCACTCACAATTGCCGACTAGGCGGCGTCTTATGATATATCCTAGCATTTGCATGAAAGTACCTTGATATTTGATTGTAAATACCTTCTGTTGATGATTTACCTTGATATTGATTCGACAAACCACCCCCCGCTGATGATTTACCTTGATATTGATTTGGCAAACATCGGAATAAAGATGTAAAACTTATTCACCCCGTTAATGATTTACCTTGATATTGATTTAACAAAAGAACCACCTGGGTGACGGTGTAAAACTTACCATATTCATGATTTACCAAGATATTGACTGAATAAACAACTAATTTCCTTAGTGTCTTTAAATAGTCACGGGTTATTTAAACACCTGGGTGACGGTGTAAAACTTACCAACCCTTATTCATGATTTACCAAGATATCGATTGAATAAACAACTAATTTCCTTAGTGTCTTTAAATAGTCACGGGTTATTTTAAATGTCTGGTCACCGACATTAAACGTGCCATCCAGGCGACGATGTAAAACGTGCCCTCCATTTAATGAGGTTAAACTTATTCATCCAGGCGACGATGTAAAACGTGCTCTCTTTGTAAGGAGGTTAAATTTACTTATTAGACTTCCTTAGTGTCTTTAAATAGTCACGGGTTGTCACCTAATTCGATAGAAATATCAACCAACAGTCTCAAGCTGACCTTGAGTCCATAGATCGGAATAAGATCTGAAACTACCGGTTTCGGCGCATATTCCGATATGCACCGAGCTGGAGGATGTGATCTTTCCTAATTATAATGACTATAAAGTTAGGAATTGCTATCCGAAGATCCAGAGCCCTATTTAGGGATGGCCTCTGCGTGGCAGCCCCACAAATGCCAATAGTCAACCTCTTCTCCAACTATGGGTGTAGTTGGAACCAGGATTCGTTCTGGAGAAGTTGTAATTTCACCTGCTAATCAACAACAAACACAACAAACCGAACTTGATAATTTGACCGTCTTGACAACTGAAGTTACTACGGATGTATACCAAAGAGTTGAAGAAACTGCATTTAATGATGCTGCTGTTGTTCAAAATAGTGAATCGACAACCCCAGCCTCTCAATTTGACAGTATTAACGAACTATCATCCATCATAGCTTTCTTGAAAAGACCGACCCTGATGTGGCAGTCTAAAATACTTGCTTCATCGCCCGCCCTCGTGCCTGTTTCTTCGCAAGAAGGAACTGCACCTGTACAAACCCCCCTAAAAACATTTTATTTCCCTCATGATTTGATGGTTTTAGGCAATAAATTTGATAAAATCAAGAACTTTGAATGGTTCAAAACTGATATTCGACTTCGAGTCCTAATCAATGCGAACCCATTCATAGCTGGTCGTCTATTCATCACGTACGCACCAAATGACAATACAGAATCTGGTTACACTAATGTAGATCGGAAAGGAAGAGTTGGTGTCACATCGTATCCCGGAGTAGAGCTTGATTTGCAGACGAACACCGCATCTGAGATTATTATTCCTTGGATTGCAAAACCTGATGCCGAACAAGCAAAACCATCTTCACAGAATTTGTTTAGAGTAGACATCTGGCAGTTGTGCCCGCTTCTGTCATCTGATAATTCACTCTCAATTCCAATTCAGGTATATGCATCTTTTGAAAATATTGATCTTCAGATTCCCACCCCCCTTGACAACACTTCCACTTACCGTGTTGAAAGACAAGGTAAAGAAGCAAAAGGAATTATTGGTAAGGTTGCTTCCGGTATCGGTAAGATAACGGGCGCAGCGAAGAATATACCAATTGTAGGAACTTATGCCGCTCAAGCTGAGTGGGCCTCCGATATCGTTGGCTCCGTTGCTAACGTGTTTGGATGGTCTAGGCCAGTGGAAGGTAGTCATGCCCCCCCCCTTTCGCACATTCCAGGACGAGGATTTTGTCAATTCACTGCCAAGGATAACGCTGTTATTCTAGCAATGTCTAATGACAACGAAATTGCAGAAACGGAAAACAATCTAATTAGTACTGCTGATGAAATGAGTGTAGAACATGTGTGTTCAAGACCCGGATTAGTAGACGTTATTGATTGGAATGTTAAACAAGATTACAATGATACTTTAGGTGTATATAATGCTAGTCCATTCGTTCAAGCGCCTAATTCTAGAGTAATTGTAACTGCTACAGAGCCTGTAAGATCCTTCAATGTGTTTGATCACTCACTAGCTGAATATGTTATTCAAGGTTTTCAAATGCACAGAGCCGATTGGGTATATAGAATTTCTCTCGTTAAAACTGCTTTTCATGTAGGTCGATTTGAGGTGTTTTTCATCCCTAATCGATCCCGAGATTGGAATGCTATGCCTGATTATAATGCTATAGATACAACAAATTGTTATCGACAAATCTTTGACATCACAGAACAAAGTGAAATGACTTTCGAAATTCCATATGTACATAAGTATAATATGCTTCAGAATTTAGAAACGGCACTTACAAATGTTAATGATCCCTGTGTAGGACAGCTTGTTATTCGTGTAGTATCCCCGCTCACTTGTCCTGAAACAGTTTCACAGAGTATTAAAATCTTGGTGTGGAAACATGCCAAGAATGTTGCTTTGTCGTGGCCAAAACCCAATGCATTTACTCCTCTTCAATATGCTAATTTGACGTCTACCAAGGCGGAAAGACAAATTGACGTGAAAAATGCAGTGAAAGATACTCATTATTGTGTTCTCGATAAGGATCATAAAATGGAAGATAATCTTGACGCTACAAAACTTGTTTCTGGCGAAATGTGTGTAAACCTGCGAAATTCAACACGTGCTTTCAGACGAACGAGAGCCACAGCTGAAAAGTTGGATGCACGTACGCGACTCCTCCCCAATATTGTGCGATACAATATTGGAGGTTACTTGGGATATTGGTCTAATATATACTACTTCTATCGAGGTGGTATAGCCTATAAGACCATATCAACAAGTAGCTCAGGAATAGTCACGTATAGCGGACAATATGATGATGAAATCAGGAACTATGGTGAAGGTCCTTTTCACTATACACCTCCTAATAATCCCGTCAATGAAGTACAAGTGCCATTTTATTCTCAAACCCGACGAGAAGTCTGTAATCAGACTGCATCGCAGGGATTCCAGAATGTTCTGGCTTCATTGCCCTACGTTATTGTAAAGAAATACGCAGGAGAATTTACCACTGATGATGAACCACTTGTGATGATCGCAGCTAAGGATGATTTCACATTCGGCTTCCTAATCGGGAGTCCGCAATTGATACCAGCTGGATTTTCAACAGACCCCCTCCCCTAGTCACGACAAAACCATTTCAGTGATTAGGTCTGTAATAGGAGAGGACAAGCAATTCCGAAGTATTAACTTTTAGTTCTTCCGTAAGGCTATTAGTTGTATCAGGAATGGACGGCATAGTGGAATAAGGACGCGATCGTGGGCTATCTGGGTAACCCTACAATAAACGATCAACGCCTAAGAGGATGTGCTCGCCATTCTCATACATACACAACCTGGTTTGCACCGCCAGGCGTATGTACTCTGCCAGCGCTAGAAGGAAGCTGTCTAGAAACTGTCTCTTGTCAGAGGGTAAATGACAACCAAACTCCCCGGTTTTGACTGGAACGAGCTAATGCCTTCTCCCCGGAAGTGAAACGGGTGGCCGTGAATCGTAGTCACTTTGCTAGAGATAATAGCACCGCCGTTAGTTCGGCACCAATCGCGAAAGCACAATGAACTCACAAACTTACGAAATCAGATCCCAAGGTGCACTTGAGAGACAAATGAAGAAAGAAAGACAAATGCAGAAACGGACCGGAACCCCTGATCTTAGACTCACAAAACAAATTTTGAGATATAGATTGGTGGACATACTTGTAAATAGGAGACGAACCCAAATCCAGACAGAAGTGTCACTACATGATGTTGAAGATTTGGATATTTTCGAACAAATGTATAATAGGAAATTTGTAGAACGTCAGATATTTTTGAGCAATGAACGAACGACTCTCATTGAGACCATGAATAGTGTTAACGATAATGTCAGCCTAGCAACAAATACAGCTATGAGTTTGGCAAATAATGCAAACCGCACTATGGAGAATATTAATGGAGCCGTTTCCAAATTCGGAACTACAGCTGATCAAGCGTCAACTATTCTTGAGCAGTTGAAAGTAGCTATGACGCCAATGAAATTTGAGTGGAACGATCTTGACATGATGCCCATCTTGATGAAACTTGCCAAAGTGCTTGTTAATTTTGGTATGGCAAAAGATGGGTGGAAAATTGCTTCATTCTTATTCAACGTGAGCGTTGAATTTGGTTCTGAAATAGTTGATGTTATCAAGAATTGGCTGTTTACACCCTCATATCATTCCCATTTGGTTGAAAAACAAGGATTGGATCTTGGCTCTTTCGAAACTTTTGCACATATAAAAGAAACTGTGATGGGGAATCAGAAGATGACTGTGACTGGACTTGCAATTGCGATAGCTGCCATCATGCAATTTGCTCTGGGACTACCAAAAGGAATGGACGCTGAGAAAATGTTGGCTTTCTTTGGCAACAGATGTCGCCATCTAAAATCCATGGCCGATTTCTTCAAGTCAGCAGGCGATTTGTTCAAAGCCACTGCTGAGTGGTGTATAGAGCAAGTTTTCCCGGGTGTTCTTAATCACAGTTTGGAAGCCTATCTTGATGGATACACGATTTGGTCTCAGAGAGTAATTTCTTTAGTAGATCCGGAAAATCCAATTGCTGAGAGAGTGAAGAAAGAAAAAGCATTGATATATGAAATAAACAATTTGTATAAACGTGGACTTCACTATTCTCGCAACATTTCAACTTTACGCATCCAACCCGATCAATCCGACCATTTTCAAAAATGTTTCGCCCTGTGTACGGCTTTCTTGAAAGAAGCTGACCATAGTGGCGTGCTTGGTAATCGACCTCGAACGAAACCATTGATGATCCACTTGTTTGGTGAGTCTGGAGTAGGCAAATCTGGTGTAACATGGCCCCTTGCTACTGATTTGAATGCAACTCTGTGTGATAATCTGAAACAAGCGAAGGACTGTGCCTCTGAGATTTACTTTAGGAATGCTGAACAGGAATTTTGGGATGGATATGCTGGACAAAATGTTTGTGTGTGGGATGATTTTGGTCAACTCGCAGATTCCAGTGCAAATCCGAATCCAGAATATTTTGAAATTATTCGAGCTGGCAACTGCGCACCATACCCCTTACATATGGCGTCACTTGAGGAGAAAAAGAAGACGAAGTTTATTTCACAGTATGTTATTCTAACGAGTAATGTGCTTGATCAAAAAGTAAACTCGCTAACTTTCCCCTCGGCGTTTCGTAGGCGTATCGACTTTTGTTTGAAGGTAGTTAACAAGAAGGGCTACACCAAAACTGGAGTTGATGCTGAGACTGGTGCTGTCGTAGAGCGACTTGATGTGACCAAATGCGCAGAAGGAATTGATACTGATTGTTATGAATTCGTTCGTTATAATCCTGAAACCAAACAAGCGTATTGTGGTAAAGATGGCAATGCTGTTGTATATACTTATGATGAACTTATTGATGAACTCGTTTCAGCTGCAGGAGCTAGTTTTGATATATCGATGACATTTAATGAGAATCTTTCAGATCGTATTGATCAAACTAGATTTGATAAAATAAAATCTCGATTTACCAAGGCGTTGTTAGTTAAAGCAGAGAGACAGATCCAAGTTAATTATAGTGTAGGTGATGACGATGTATTTTACAGTTTACCATTTGACCAAGAGATTGTTGAAGTGGACGTTCGAACCATTCCGAGTGTTAAAACGATGTTGAGAACCTTCCGTGAGAAAGCATCCAAGTTCCTGACAATCAAAAATGTGCTGGTTTCTATTGGAGTTTTGATAGCTGGCTTTGGCGTGTACAAACTTTTCAAGAATGATGAGGATGATACAACCAAAATCAAAGAAGCTAGTGTTTCAGGCGATTCTAGGACTCGGAATAGTAAGAAAATTCGAACGGAAGCTGGAGTGTCAGGAGATTCCAAAACTCGAAATGCCAAACGGATTGTCACTGAAGCTAGTGTGTCCGGAGATGTAAAGACTCGAAAACACAAAACAATTGTTACTGAGGCTTCTGTTTCTGGAGATTCCAAGACCAGCAAGAAGCGACTAATTCAATCTGAGATATGGGCACCAAGTCCAGGCAAGAAATTAGTTATGTTTCTTAGGCAAAAGGCTAAAACGGAAGATGGCTGGGTATCCTACCAAACTATTCGTGAGAAATTAGGACAGTACAGCGACGAAGAATTTGCTGTTATTACTACCGAAGATTCTAAGAATAGATTGGAGAACGACCCAGTCGGGGAGAGAATACGTGCGCGACAAGGGCACATGTATGCTATCAACCCTGATTTAGTTTACGAGCCTACACAAGTGACCACTGCAACTCATTTTACGACTGAAGAAGGAATCAAGCCCATAATGGAGAATGGAATCAAGAGAATGAGACGAGCGCATGTTCATGCGTTCCCTGGAATTTTATATGACCTTCCCAAAGGCCTGCCTGATCGAACATTTGCCTTCCACATTGACTTGACGAAATGTGAAAATAAGTACCAGACCGGAAATGGATATATTATGATTGATTATGTACCTACGAATGCTTTTATTGGATATCACAGTATCATAAGT